AACGTGAATGGCTATCACAATGGCGTTCATCCCTCAACAAAGAATACCCAGGTTTCCCAGCCAAAGCCCAGTTCAACCCTGGTGAACTAGATGATTTCACGAAAGAACTACGAAACTTGGTATCTGATAACCGTGTTTCCAACAATGCAACAGCACAATCAGTGAAACAGTACTTGGATGCCCGCGATGAAGCACTACAAAAAGCCGCTGAAGCAGGGTTAAGTTCATTGGATTCTGTTCGTGCACAACCTTTGAAGGACTGGTTGAGTAGTATTGCAGCAACGCTTGTTCAGCAAAACCCTGAGTTCGCACGCATCTTTGAAGATAAACTCGCAGGAGAGGTAGACTAATGTCAAACATAGACCCAGTAACAGGCGAAGAAACACCAGACCAACTATCGGTGACGGCTCCTCCTCTACTTGGTGCATCGTCTGGTGGTCTTGCACCCGATGTAAAACTTGGTGTACGTCAGGCTGTCGGCGCAGAAATGGAAGGATTCAAACCCCTAGAAGGTGACATTGTTAGCACCACCCCACTCTCATCTAAAGTAGAACCATCGTCTCGTCTGCGCGAACTGGCTGGTCCAGCATCATTCGGGTATGTTGGACAAAATCTTGTAGATGAACGCGGTGTTATCGTCCGTGGACAGTACGACCCAGCCAAAGAAGCATATAGCGAACTAGCAAGACTTGGAATTAATGACCGCATCGCATTACAGCAAACATTTGCATCGCGAGGATTATATCCAAAGAACTATCGCCCAACAGGAATGTTTGAATCAGCAGACATTACAGCAATGCAATCATTTTTGCGTTACGCCAACTATGCGGGTGTCACCACCAAAGTGGCACGGACATTGTTCCAAACAGATTATTCCCCAACTGGCGGTCTTGGGAGAAGTGTTCGACCTGACGCTAAACAAGATTTGGATTCTGCAGTGGACACAGTGTTCAGACAGTTCTTGGCACGGGATGCAACTTCAGAAGAAAAGGCTGCTTTCCGTCAGATGGCTTTCAAACAAAAATCAACTCAAGCCTATGGTGGTGCTGCTGCACCGAACATTGGTGTTGCTGCAGAGGCGTATGCTTCTCAACAGTTTGGTCCTGAAGCGCAGGCTACTAGTGCTGCTTCGCTGTTTGACATTTTGGACAAGAAAGTTAAAGGACTCGCATAATGGCTGAAACAACATACCCAGAATATGAAAACCTTGGTCTTGAATCAGGTTACAAAACTTTTATTGAAATTCAAAATGAACTTGCACAAATTACATTAGACCTTAAAAACGGTTATACACGAAATCTTGAATCGGATGTTGTTGCTGAACGTGGAAGAAAGCAAGACCTTGCCCAGTTTTCTGATTTGCGTAATACATTTATTGAAAGACAAAAAGAACTTCAATCTCGTGCCAGAAGTTTGGTTCCGATATTACAAAAATTAGCAAAAGAATATGTCCCTTTGTCTGGTGCAGAAAATACCGCTCCAGAAAAAGAAGCACGCAAAATCATAAAATATATTGCGGATATACCAAAACCAAAAATTGCAACACAACAAATTGATTCTACTTTTGGTCCTCAATTATCTAATACAGCAGCAGTCACACCCACCCCAACCACCACAATAAAAAGCAAAGTTACTGTAGTCAAGAACGGCAACAATGTCGAAGTAACCACCTATATGGATGGTCGTATTTCTGAAAAAGTATTAGGACCATCAACGCTTCCAGATACCGCAGTAAGCAATCTACCTACAGATACTTCTGGTACTCCTGCCGCAATGAAAACGTATGTTGATGCACAGTTGAAAGCAAAAGGTTTGGCTGATACCCCAGCGAACCGCAAGACATTACGTTCTGAATATCAAACATCGCAAACAACGGCAGCAGCAGCAGATAATTCTTGGGAACAAATCTTTATACAAAACAACCCTGCTAAAGCATGGTATCTGACAGACCTTGACCGTGCCAAGTACCCACAACTATTTGCTGTTCTTAAACAGTACACATTGCCACGTCCACTAACAGTTGAAGAACAATCAGCATTTGCAGCCAAACTTGATGGAACAGATTTCTTCCAAGAACTTAGTACCTCTGGAAAGATTCGTGAAATCAAAAACGTTGTAGGGGAATTAGGTTTCGACAGCACAGACTTCACAAAGTTTGTTCACACTGCTATCAACATGGGCTACACAGGTGACCGTTTGAAACAAGAAACCTATAAAGAAGTGTTTAAGACTGGTGCCGATGGCAAGTATGTGAACCCCACAGCGTTGGCTAGAGCAAGCAAATCAGCCGACTATCTGAATGTGGTCAATACTGCCCGCTCATACTTTAATACCGCAGGGGCAAACCAGTCTTCAGTTCAATCAGTTCTTACTGGCGGAATTACTACAGAAGATTTCCAAAGGCAGCAACGTGAAATTGCTAAGAAACGTTACCCACATTTGGCTGACCTTATAGACCAAGGTGTGTCGTTGGAAAGTTTGGCAGGAAACTTCCAGACAACTGCAGCAAAACTGTTGGAAGTGGACCCAAACACTATTGATATGTCTGCAGCAAATTATGAGGTTGCGTTGAACTTCGGTGAAGAAGGCAAGAAACGTGTTATGACAACTGGCGAATGGGATAAGTTGTTACGTACAGACTCTCGGTATGGTTGGGAGAAAACCAACAACGCCAAGCAAGAGGCTAGGGGTTTGGCTGCTAATTTGGTTCAAGCGTTCGGAAGGATTATCTAATGTCGCAAGTGGATTTTAGTGGTGCAGATTTTGGTTTTGCCAATCTTGATATTGCCAATATAGATTTGCGTGACCCTCAAGGTCGTTTCCCGATGGACCCAGGGTATCTGTCTGGCGGTCCTGCTGGTGCTACTGGTATGGCTGGAACTGGAACAGAAGAAGATACAACCAGTCCAACATATACCACCTCGGAAGATGTCCAACAAATTATTAGAGATTTCAATGAACAGCAAAACTCTGACAACACAGAAACCGCTACAAGCATTTTGCAGGCAACCCTAAAATACTATGGGATGGATAACCCACAGTTGTTGGCTGATGTTAAGGGTGCTTTGGCTGACCGACGTTTAACAGCATCTTCAACGGTTGATGATATTGGTATTCAGTTGCGTGAATCTGCTGCGTTCCAAGAACGGTTCTCCGCTAACGAGGCTCGACGTAAGGCTAATAAACCTGCCTATTCGGTGAGCCAGTATTTGCAGTTGGAATCCTCATACCGTAATACGCTACTGAGTGCAGGTATGCCAGCAGACTTCTACAACGCCCCAGAAGACTTCGCCAACTTCATTGCCAACGACATCTCCCCAGACGAAATCAGAGCCCGCGTCGACCAAGGCTACGCCTCAGTAAAAAACGCTGACCCAGCCATCGTCAACGAACTCAAAAGCCTATACGGACTAGATGACAGCACACTCGCAGCGTTCTTCGTAGACCCAAACAGAACCAAAGACGCAGTGGTAAGAGCAGCCCGAGCAGCCGAAGTAGCCTCACAAGCCCGCCAACAAGCAGGCATCAGCCTCGGAGCACCCGCAGCAGAACTACTTGTCCAACAAGGCGTAACCCAAGACGCAGCCCGACAAGCCTTCAGCGAAGTATCCCAACTACAAGAACTTACCCGCCCACTCCAAGGAGAACAAGCGTTGACTCAAGAAGAACTAGTAGCAGGAACATTAGGAACAAACGCTGCCGCCGCACAACGAGTAGCCAAAACTAAACGTCGACGCACAGCAACCTTCCAAGCAGGTGGAAGTTTCGCCCAAGGGCAACAATCCAACATCGGTCTTACGACCGTAGGTGAATAGCACACATTATTAAATAAGTTGTGTTATAGTTACAAACGATACCTTAAACGGTAGGAACCTGTACGGGAATCCCCCGCACCGTACGGCGACATGGGGTGACCAATCAACCGCAGCCACCACGTACCTCGGACATGGTGTGGGCAGAAACGAGAGTGCCATATGTCAGATATTGACAACTACGACAACGAAGACCAAATGGAATCAAACCAAAACCCTGTTAGGGCAAGGATGAAACAATTGGAGAAAGAAACCGCCGACCTACGCAAATTGGTAGCGGAATCTGAAGTAGCAAAAAGAGAACTAGCGTTCGTGAAAGCAGGCATCGACCTCACTGCACCAGCGTCAAAGTACTTTATTAAAGGCTACGACGGAGAACTTTCCCCAGATGCCATTAGGGATGCCGCTGTTGAGGCGCAACTGATTAGTCCCCCAGATTCCACCCCTAGCAGAGAAGAAGCAAACGCTTGGCAACGAACCGCAAAAATTGCGGCAGGAACCCAAACAACGCAACCACCTGTTGACTGGACTCGAAGGCTTAACGACGCACGAAGCCCTCAAGAAGTAGATTCAATCCTGGCAGAAGCACGAATAGCACTACAAAATTCGTAATCACTTCTACACAAAGGAAAAATAATCATGGCAGGCGAAACCCAACTCTCGTCTCTGTCTGTTGACCAGGTAGCATTTGACCGTCTCGCATATTTTGCGTTGCGTTCAGAACTCTTGTTCGACCAGGCAGCAGACGTACAACCAGTACAGCAGGCAATGCCAGGAACTGGCGTCACATTCACAATTTTCAGCGACATTGCAGCAGCAACGTCAACACTGAACGAAGTGACCGACGTTACACCTACAGCATTGTCCGACAGCCAAGTAACCGTAACTCTTAACGAATACGGTAACGCAGTTGTCACCACAGCCAAGTTGCGCGGAACAGCGTTCTTGGATGTTGACTCAGCAGCAGCAAACATCATCGGTTACAACGCAGGCGATTCAATCGACCAAGTTGTCCGTGAAGTTCTTGCCGCAGGAACCAACGTAATTTACGCCACAGGTGGTTCTTCAACACCAACGAGCCGTGTATCAGTTTCGGCTGATGACGTACTTGCCGCTGACGACGTTCGTAGGACCGTCGCACAGTTGCGTGGAGCAAACGTAGCAACCTTCAACGGTTCTTACATCGGCTTCATCCATCCAGACGTTTCATACGACTTCCGTTCAGCAACGGACGCAGCCGCATGGCGTACCCCAGCAAACTATGTCAACCCAGAGGGTATCTACAATGGCGAAATCGGCTTGTTTGAGTCGGTTCGTTTCATTGAGACACCACGTGCCAAAGTGTTCGAGAACGCTTCGAACGGTACCAGCACAACTGGTGCAGTTGACGTGTATTGCACACACATCATGGGTCGTCAGGCTCTTGCTAAGGCATACTCAGCACAAGATGGTAACGGCGCAGTGCCGAAGATTGTTCGCGGTAACGTGACCGACCTTCTCATGCGTTTGCAGCCTTTGGGTTGGTATTGGCTTGGTGGCTACGGTCGCTTCCGTGAGGCAAGCCTCCGTCGCATTGAGTCTTCTTCCTCAATTGCAACTAACGTCTAATTAGTTAGACAAGGCTTTAGCCCCCTGCTTCGGCGGGGGGCTTTTGCTTTTGGTATAGTATGTTGAACGAAAGGTTTGTATGTCTATTTCGAACTACGCTGAGTTAAAGATTTTGGAACACACGACTGGTAAGACTGCGTGGACTATGCCAACGAACGTGTATGTGAAGTTGCATACGGCTGATGCTGGTGAGGCTGGTACTACTGCGGCTGCTACTGAGACAACTCGTAAAGAGGCTTCGTGGGCTACAGCGGCTTCGGGTTCGATTGCTACCTCGGCAACTTTGGAGTGGACGACTGTGGCTGCTACAGAAACATATACGCATTGGTCTATGTGGGATGCTTCTACTGCTGGTAACTGTTTGTGGACTGGTGCGTTGTCGTCGTCTGCTGCTGTGACTGCTGGCGATACTTTTCAAATCACCGCACTCACACTGTCGCTCGACTAGGTAGGTAGCCCCTAGTGGCTATAACAGCAGTTACGGGGTTTTCAGAACCGTTCCAAGATACTCACCCGTATTATCGGGGAACCTATTTTGTTGTTGTTGGACGTACTGCTACGGGTTCTGGTAATGGTTCTGCGTCTGTTGCTAATGGTTCGGCACAGATACGTCTTGGTCAGTTAACTGACTTTAGTTTTCCTTACCGTTTTGGTGGTAGATATTATCTTGGTGTTCGTGCCATTCTTACGGTTACTGCTACAGCCGATGGTTTGGGTACAGCGTCTTCTGTCGCACAGGTGCTACGTCAGCGTACCGCCACTGGTAGTGGTGCTGGTGATGCTACTGCGGTAGCACTCACGGTAGCAATTCGGACCGCTACAGGTTCTGGTGTGGGAACAATGGATTCCACAGGGCTACATGTTTCTCCTCGTACAGCGTCTGGTTCTGGTGATGGTACTTCGTCAACAACAACAGCAATCATCTATGTGCGAAATGGCACAGCATCAGGAACAGGTTCTGCTACTACAATCAGTATCCATGTTATTATTAGAACTGGCACGGGCGCGGGAGATGGAACGTCAACTACGACTTCCTACCTCACGGCTATCCGTACATCGTCGGGTTCAGGTGAGGGAACATCGACAACGATTGGTGCAAGAGCGTTGTTTAGAACATGCACGGGTTCAGGCTTAGGCTCAGGCACAGCCGATTGGACTAAATCACACATCTTCCGTGTGCCAACAACCAGCACATA